TGGTGATACTATAGGAAAAATGGATCCAATATTCACTAAACTGAAAACATCATGGGACACTGGTATATCCGAAGGACAATTGAATGTTTCAGAAGGTGGAGAAAATTATTATACTGTTGAAGATGTTGGATACAATGCTTTATTGTTCGGTTCACCGCAACCTTTTGAACTTGATACAAAGAAGAAAGATAAATTACTTGAAGCGTATGTGTCAGGAATGGCAAGACGTGCATTCATTTATCATAACAACACATACAAGAAATCTGAAAACAGAAATCCAAATGTTGAAAAATTATCGAAAGAATCAATTGAGAATACTACCGAATATGTAAAAGAGCTAAGAAGCTTTATCAACAATACAAAAGAAATGATATTACCAAATGACGTATATAGTGCATTGATTGAATTTGATATAGAGAAAGAAAAATCAAGAGAAAAATCTCACTCATTGATTGCAGAGGATTTGAGTTCTCCAAAGAAAATTGAAAAGCTTCTTGGAATAATTGCAACATTAGATTTATCAAGTAATATCACAATGGATCATCTAAAATTTGCTATTGAATTTACAGAAATGATGGACAAAACAGCAGAAGAAACTGTTGAGATAAAACCTATTTATGTTCAAATATATAACAAGCTAGAACAACGAGAGTTTATGGCTAGGACAGATATCGTTAAATCAGTAAAAGATGTAACTCTTAAGTCACTGGAAGACGAAATGACACTTGTTGGTGAGCATGCAAATATGGTTGGTAATTCAATTGTTAAAAAGGAATATGGCGGTATAATCAAATATAGAATTGAAAAACTAAGTAAGACTTCTATTGACAAGGTTATCATCTCGTTAAATTCAAATCCTAGTAAATTTGAACCTGCTGGGTTTGTGAAAAAAGTTGGAAAATTCAACAATTTGCATAATGTAGTAAATAAATATAGATACTCAGCAGGAACATTTCATAATAATCATATTTTAGATTCAAATTACAATGAAGAACAAAACTTATTTATTATAGATATTGATGAAGACATGTCAATAGAGGAAGCAAAAAATTTGTTTTCATCAATGACATATTTGATATTAACAACAAAATCTCATCAAGTTGAAAAAAATGGAACTGTATGTGATAGATTTAGAATCATATTGCCAACACTGTCTACATTCCATTTGAAACCAGATGTTTATTCTAGGACATACAGAAATGTTCTTCAAGCTCTTGGTGTTAGTGAAGCAGATGAAAAATGCTCTAATGCATCAAGATGGTATTATCCTTTTAAAGATGCAAAATATTGGTATAACGAAGGCGACATGCTAGATATTAGACCATTTATTGTGGATAGTGTGGAAAGAAAAAATTCAGAACAGGCAATGAAGAACTATGATAAAGAGGAAGCTCCAGATGACCAGCGTGTTGATGGTGCGCTAAGATGGTTCGTCAATAGCACAACAAATGGAAATAGAAATGATAATGTATTTAAATTATGTATGCTATTAAAAGATAAAATTGGGATAACTGACTGGGAAAGATGGGTAGTGCATGGAAATGCTTGCTTGACGGATCCAATATCAGATAGCGATATGAAAAGCACATTATCTAGTGCTTCAAGAAGATAATATTGGCATTCCTTGGTTCATTTGAGAGCCAGGTGATGTAAGACCAATTAAGAATTTAGAAGAAAGGAAATATATGGGAAAAGTTACATCAATTGCAGGGTCTTCAGGTGCAGGAAAATCTAGTAGTTTTGAAAATATGAATTGGAAAAAAACATTCATTATCAGAGCAAACAGAAAACCATTACCGTTTAGAAATAAACTGAAAGAATGGGATTCCAAAGAGAAAACTGGAAACTTTATTTATTCAACTGACTATGAATATATCAATAAAGTTATCAAAGTTTTACCAAAATATGGATTTACCTCAATTATTGTAGATGATTCAACTCACCTACTATTGGATGAAGTGATGCGAACTGCAAGAGAAACAGGTTTTGATAAGTTTATGCGTATGGCAGAAAACTATTATAATCTATTCAAGACAGCAGAAGGTTTACCAGATGATGTCAGAGTTTATGTTATTAATCATATTGACACAGATGACAATGGAAATGAGATTATTAAGATTGTTGGTGGAAAATTCATTACTGAAAAGATTGATATTCCGTCAATGCTAACAATTGCAATTAAAGCAGTTAATCATAAAAGCGAATATAAGTTTGAAACTCAAGGTGTTGGTAGAGATTTCTACAAATCACCAAGAGGAATGTTTGAAGATAAAATAATTGACAATGATTTAAGAATTGTTGATGATGCTATCAAGGACTATTACTATATTGAAGACGATAATATAGATGCATCGGCTGGAGAAATGGTTGAAATTTTATTGGCAGAAAAAGCAAAAAGAGAAGCCGAAGAGGATTAATCCCTGGCTCTCGAATTGTACACAAACAATGAACCTAAATGGTATAACAAAATAAAAATAAAACAGGAATATAAAACATGGGATTTTTTGACGAACTAGACATTAACGAGAAAGAATTTGAAGAAGCAAAGGACTCTACACTTGGTGGAGATTTTGAAGCACTAGAATCAGGCGTATATGACGCAACGGTAGAAGAAGTAATTTTATTTAAAGACAAATTTAAAGTAAAAGATGAAGAAGTTACAACAACAAATCTTCGTATCAACATTAAACTTAAAAATAGCGGAAAAATTATTTCATTCAAAAAAGATGTTGGTAAAACAGTTAAAGACGGAAGCTTAAACAAGGGATTCCTAGCGCGACTTAAATCATTAGGACTTGCAACAAACTTTGATATTGACAATCTTGAAAAAGGTAAAAAAGTTAAATTAAAATCAAACTTCAATAAAGATTGCGAAGGTATTCTTTTAATGGGTGTTAATGGTAAGCCTGTTCAAGCAATGGTTAGAAAAGATATTGATACAAACAAAGAGCCAGGTGAAGCATTCCGTGAGAGTAATTCTCTTGAAGGTGTTACATCAAAAGGATCTGAAGATGTTGAAAAATTCAATGACAAGATTGCTAAAAATGGTGGAGAGTTCAAATATAAAGGTTGGGTAAAAACCGAAAAAGCTCAAGGCGGAAAGTCGGCAGAAGAGAATAAAAAAGATTTAGACGATCTTGACGATTTTTAGAAACTAATGAACTTAAATAACTTTTTTGACCAGCTAGAGTTGGTCAAGGAGTTTACAGTACCAATGATGATGAACAAAAATAAATTATGTACAATTAATAATTGGGCATCAACTCATTATATGGCTAAATCAAGAATTAAAAACGAATACAAGGAATTGTTAATGAGTTTCTTTCTTGATGGCGAAAAGATACCTGAAGACTCGATATTTGTTTGGACTCCCGAATATAAAGACAAAAGACGAAGAGACAGTATTAATTCAGCCGCCATAGCAAAGGTAATAGAGGACACAATTGTAATCACTGGCTCTATGATTGACGATAACAAAACAAGTCATCTATTACTTCCAGGAACTGTAGACAAGTCTTTAAACGAGCACTTAATGAATATTAAGATATATTCTCAATCCAAAAAATAAAACAAGGAAAATACATGACTAAATCAGAATTCATTGCAAAAGTTGCAAAAAAAACAGAACTAACAAAAATTGATACAGAAAAAACATTAAACGCAGTACTTGATACAATCAAAGATACGCTTGTAGCAGGTAATTCAATTCAATTTGTTGGCTTTGGTACATTTGAAGCGAAAGAACGTTCAGCTCGTGAAGGGATTAATCCTCGCACAAAAGAGAAAATTCAAATTGCAGCTAAAAAAACTCCAGGATTTAAAGCTGGTAAACCTTTAAAAGACGCAGTAGCGAATAGATAGTACATAATGAATGTAATTAAACATAACGGTTCAACTGAGCCGTTAGATATTGAAAAAATTAGAAATTCATTGTTATGGGCAAGCAAGGATTGTAAAAATATCAACATCTCTGACTTGGAACTATCTGCAAAGCTTGAGCTGTATGATGGAATAAAAACAAGTTTCATTCATGATATTTTTATCAAAACAGCAGAAGATATGTCATCTCTAAGAAATATAGAGTGGGATGAAGTAGCTAAAAATTTAATTCTGCAAAAAATCTATAAAGAAGTAAATGGTAGCATTCATCCATTACCATTAAGACAAATCATAGATAGAGGAATCCAATTTGGTAAGTATACTAAGAACTTGTTATCTTTATCAGATGAAGAACTGTCTGAGCTAGATAATGAAATAGTGTATGATAGAGATTTTACATTTACTGCATCAGGAATAAAAGCATTACTAAAATCATATAGCTTTACTCAAGATTCAAAGCAAATAGAACTTCCACAACACATGTTTATGTTAATAGCAATTGATGCATTTAGAGATTATCCTGATAATAAAATGCATTACATCAAAAAACTATATCATGCTCTATCAACATTTAAAATAACATTGCCTACTCCCGAAATGAATGCTCTACGAACTGATTCTCACGATTATGCATCTTGCACATTGCTTAGAATTGGTGATACATTAGACTCATGGAATGAGGGATCAAAAGCAATTGTTAATCATACCGCAGCTTCTGCAGGTGTTGGTGTTGATCTAGCAGATATTTCTTCAATTTCAGATTTAGTAAAGAATGGAAAAATTACTCATGGTGGTAAAGTTCCAGTTATTAAATCAAATGATGCTGATGTTCAAAAAGCAACACAAAACGGAAGAAGAGGCTCTGCAACTAATTTTATTTCATTTTATGATCCAGAAATTATTCAGATTATGTCTTTAAAATCTCCTCGTACTGATATTGCTAAGAGAGTTAATGATATGTCTTATGGCATTAAAATTAATCAATTGGTATATGACAGAGCCAGGGAAGGTGAATCTCTTAGCTTATTTTCAGTTCGTGTTGCTCCTAAATTGCTTGATTTGTTTTGTTCTGATGATCAAGAAGGATTCATCAAAGAATACGAAAGATTGGAAGAACTAGGTGTTTATTCAGATCAAATTGATGCTAGAAATTTTATGAAGATTTTCAATACAGAATGTTATGAAAATAGTTCATATTATCCAGTAAACATTGATGAAGTGAATCTGAACAAACCATACACTGAAAACATATATCAATCAAATATATGTGTAGAAGAAGTATCTCCTACAAAACCAGTATCTAGTGAAAGACCTAATGATCCAGATATTGCTATTTGTGTTCTTGGAAATCTAAACCAAGGGCTTATTGGACTTGAAGATATTGAACAGTATGCAGATTTGCTAGTAAGATTGCAAACACACATTATGTTGCGCCAGAATCACCCTATGCCTCAATCAAATGCTTATGTTAGAGAATATCGATCAATTGGATTAGGTATCTCAAATCATGCGTATTGGCTTGCTAAACAAGGCTTGAAGTATGGTGAGCAAGAAGCGCTAGATAAACATGATGAGTGGATGGAAGCTTTTCAGTATTACATGATAATGGCAAGTATGAATTTAGCTAAAGAAATTGGTGAAGCACCAAGATTCAGAAAATATACTTCTTACGCACAAGGCATTATGCCTATTGATAGATACAAGAAAACAGTAGATGAATTAACTCAAAGAAAACCATCTAAGAATTGGGATATGCTAAGAACACTGGTTCTCAAGAATGGAATGGCAAATTGTGCATTAACAATGATTCCACCATCTGAAAGCTCTTCTGTTCCGTCTAATCAAACTAGTGGAATGGAGCCAATCAAGAATCTATTGACATATAAAAAGAAGAAGCATATCATCTCTAAGCAATATGCACCTGACCCTATTAAGCTTGCTGATAAGTATGATTATGCTTATGATACTAAAGACATGACAAAAAGATATTTGAAAAATGTAGCAGTATCTCAGAAATGGATTTGTAAATCAGCCAGTGCAAATAGATGGTATAACCCAGATCTCTATGAAGACGGAAAAGTAAGTATTGTTGACATTGTTGCAGATATGTATTTTGCTAAATACTACGGTGCAAAGACATTATACTATACAAATACACGTGTTTCTGATGTTGCAGAAGAATCAGAAGATGGACATTTCTACGAAATTGAAGAAGATTCAGGGTGTGCAGGAGGAGGATGTAATGTCTAATTTATTATTTAGTCCAGAAGAAATTGATTATAGAAACGAACCATTGTTTTTAGGTAAAGGTAGAAATGTAGCAAGATTAGATTTATCTATTGAGCAAACAATTCAATCAAAAGTAGATAGAGCACTGGGTCTTATGTGGTTTAAATCAGACTACTCATATAAAGTAGATGGTGAAGATTACGCAAAAATGGAATCAGATTTACAAGATTTATATCTTAAAAATCTTAAATTCCAAACCCTTGCAGACAGTATCGCAGGACGAAGTATTGCTGAAGTGTTTGCTCCTGTAACCACTAACCCTCAACTTGAAACTTGGTGGGCGCAGCATTCATTTTATGAAACTGTAGTGCATAGTCCAACATACGCTGAAATTGTTAAAGCTCTACCAGTTGATGCTCAAGCTGTATTCGATGATATTATTGTTAATGAGAATATCACAAGGAGAGCCAGGGAGGTAATCTCTGCCTTTGAAGAAACAGTTAAGTGGAATGCTATGCTTAGTATTGATGATGATAGATATGATGAACATGAACACATGAAATCTATCGCTAAATCATTATACGCATTGCATATACTTGAAGGTGGATTATTTAAGAGTTCTTTCATTACCTCATTCTCATACAATGAAAATGGATACATGGAAAGCTCTTCAAAAGCAATAGAGAAGATTCAATTAGATGAGATTCAACACCAACAAATGTCTGAATACCTTATTAAGAGGTTATCTAAAGATGCTAAATGGTCAGCAGCATTCAATGAAATTAAAGAAGATGTTGTTGAACTATACAAATCTGCACATGAGGCTGATTATCTATGGATAGATTATGTATTTCCGGAAGGTAAATTTATTAATCTACTAGGTATAAACAATGCTATTTTGAAAAAATATGTTGATTATAATATGTATAATATTACAACAAATGTGGGAATCGAACCATTCATTGAAAAAACAAAAAACCCTTGTGTTTGGGCAAATAAATATCAAAAATTGTCAAATACACAAGTAGCAATGAAAGAGACGGATAGCTCAAACTATCTACTTGGTTCACTAGATACTCATATAACACATGAAGATTATCAAAACTTCAAATAAGAAAGAAATCTATGAAATTAAATGTTCATTCAGTAAAAGAATATAAACAACGCTTTCATCCAAATGAGGATGAAGGCACAGGAAAATTGACTCTATATCCAACAGAGACTGCAGCAATGATAGAAGCAAATAAGATGCTTACTGATGACAGTAGAGCGCACAATCATATTTGGACTAAAGTTCTTGACTATGATGAAGTAATATTGGTAAATGGATTGTCATTTGAAAACGTAAAAGGATACATGGTTTGCTCTACTCCTTGGGGTATGGCTGGCGATAAAAGTCCAATGATAGAAGTAATTCTTGATAAACAAAATAGATAAAAGGTAATAAATGATTACAATCAATCAAGTAAAAAATGGAATATTAAAATTAAGAATTGTTGGGGTGTCGATTATAGTATCATTATTTGTGCTAATCAACGCCATGTATACAGTTAATGCTGGTGAAATTGCAATGGAACAAACACCATCTGGAAAACTTATTCCAAGAATGGATCCAGGTATTAAATTCAAAATACCATTTGTTAGTTCTGTAAATTTCTACAATCAGGTATACACAGTAACTTATCAGAAAAAACAGAGTGATGCTAGTTCATCAAACAAGCCATTTCATATTACTTTTGCAGATACTTATTCTGGACATGTAAAAGGTTCATTTCGTGTTGAAATGCCTCAAGATCCGGACAGATTTATTTCTCTTCATAAAGCATTTAAGAGAAGTGATAACTTTGTAGATAATGGTATTGAAAAATTCACAAACGAATTGCTTGCATATACTGCTAATCAGTTTACTGGTGAAACATACATGCAGGGTGGCCAAAATGAGTATAAATCAAGACTGCAAGATCAAGCTCAAAATGGATTATATGTAACGAAAAGAATGACTGTAAAAGTATCTAAACAGATTGCAAATGTTGGACTTAAAAATGATGACCCAACAAAATCTTCAAGTGGTGATGCAGTTATCTACAAGAATGTAATTCAACGAGATAAAAATGGAAAACCTCTCAGAAACGCCAATCCAATGAGTGTTTATGGAGTAACGGTATCTCAAGTTACAATTGATGGTTTTGATCCAGAAAAACAACTATATACATTCATGAGCAACAAAAAAGCAAGAGTTCAAGAACGTGCAACACTTATTGAGAACCAGGAGAATGAACGTCAATCAGCAATCACCGCTAAATTAAAAGGTGATAGAGAGCGTGTTCAGGCTAAACAGAAAATGCTTAAAGAAAAAGATTCAGCTGTTATTCAAGCGCAAAAGAAAGTTGAACTTGAACAAAAAGAAGCTGACCTTCAAATCGTAAAGAAGAAAAAAGAACTTGCAATTTCTACAGCTAATGAAGGTATTCAAAAAGCAAATGAAAAAGCTGCCAAATATGAGGCACAAGCTATTCTTCATAAAGGTTTAGCAGAAGCACAAGTTAAAAAAGCAAAGTATAACGCTATTGATAAAGTAATTTTCAAAGCAGAAGTAGAACGTGATATTTCGAAATATAAATATACTGCATTACCTAAAGTAAAAGTTGAAATGCCTAAAACTGTTATTATGAGTGGGGATTCAGAATCTGGCTCTCTTCAAGATTTAACAAATTTAACTGTTGTCGATAAAATCGGTAACATGAAATGACAATCGATACTTTAGCCATTCTTGCAAGAATTAGAAAATTCAACAGAGAAAGAGGCTACCTTGAAAAAGGTTACGATGCAAAAAAAGAAAGTGCATATCCAATTGAAGAAGCTTTAGAAGGCTTCTCTGATAGCAATGAAATTACTTTCGCACCAATTAACAGTTTCGCAAGGGTAACTCCAAAAGAATTCAGTAGAAATATAATGAGAAAACTGATGACTGAAAAGAATCCTAGCAAAATTGAATCAGTAGATAAGCATTTAGATATTCTAATTTACTCTTTTGGTTCATTAATGAAACTTGGACTATCTGACCATGAAATTCTTAATTGTCTTGAAATCGTTATGGAAGCAAATGAAACAAAAGTAAAAGAATCTGATGCGGAAGGTAAATCATTGAAAGGTGATAACTTTATTCCTCC